GCTTCTCGCTGCTGTGCCTCAACTTCAGCGGCAGCGGCAGCCTCTAGTGGGTGGACCTCGGTCTTGCGAGCGTCCGGAAACCCAGAAGCCTCATCGACAGGGGGAGTCTGGGTTTCAGTCCCACTTCCTCCAGCGATTACAGGGTACGTCTTGCCAGTAGTCGGATCAGTGATGACCCATGCGTTGATTGCCATTTATCGTTTCTCCGTGTGTGAGGTTTGTTTGTACGGGTTAGTGCCTCAACACGAAGTTATCACGACATAGCGGCGTGCATCGTTTAAACGCTACGGGGTCTTATCCGTTGTGGGGTTACGGCGCTGAGCCAACTTGGTTCCGTACGCCTCGATGTTCAACTCTGCGGCCAGGTTGCCGATGGCCTCCAGTGGGTTCATACCGGCGTCAAGGGTTGGGGGACGACCAGCAGGACCAGCGTTCTCCGACATGGGGTTACCGGCCTCGTCTGTCTGACCCGCCATGGGGTCTTCGAAGCCTCCACCCTCCACTGGCATGAACCCGGTTTGGGTCATGATCGCAGCCTGGATGTGCGCCTGGAGTAGTTGCAGAGCGCCGTCTTCCTTCGCGTCCTCAATCCGCTCCGACATGATCTCTTCGATCTTCTCGTCGGGGAACTCCTCGCCCAGTTCACGAAGCGCGCCACGACGTGACTCAAGACCCAGACCCATACGACCCTGGACCTCGTTCAACTTGACCAGGACATCCAGCGGCAGCGGCGATGGGAACTCGACTTCGTTCCGGTAGGTCAAGGGATCCATAGGATCCAGCATGGGGTACTGACCGGCCTTCAGGTTGGCCTCGGTACCGGGGTTGAACTGGAGAACTTCCGGCTCCTTGATCGCCAAAGTGAGGATGGCGATCTCATTGATCCGCTCAATTCCCTTGCCGTACTGGATCTTCTTCCGGTTGAAGACGTTCATCAGCGGCCCGAACTGGATCTGAAGAGCCACACCGGAGGTGTTGCTGATCGGCTGGCTCTGCCCCAGCGCGGTTTCAGGCACACCACTGACCTCGTGCATCTGACGCTTTAGGATCTCAAGGTACGCCAATGGCGCGGCTAGGTTTCCACCCAGTTCGAGGTTGAAGACGTTCGCGTCAGCAGGAAGACCTGCCCACATCTTCTTGGAGCCCTTCTCCAACTGAGATGCCTTGGCACCCGTGATGATGGTTACGGGCTCCGCGTGGTAGTTGATGATGTCCGAGATGTCGGTCATCTTCTCGTTGAACTCGCGGTTCAGCGGTGTCAGGTCGGTGAGGTCACCTAGACCCCACGGCGAACCAGATGTCAGGCGGTCAGCGATGTGGACAACCGGGATGACACCCAATGGGTTCGGTCGAGGGCTGTCAGGAAGCAACTCATCGTTGACGTACTCACGGATCTCATCGTCAGTGATGATCTCGGTGTAAGTGAACACCTGGCGCGTTCCCTCGGGGGTGGTTCCCCAGAAGCGGTACTTCAACTTGAAGCGCGTCAGTCGGGAGCGGTCGTGTGGGTGCCACTCGGGGAAGCAGTGACCCGCGTGCAGTGGGAGGATCCGCACCCGTCCTGGGTGCCACCGGCCCAGAGCATCCTTGAACGGCTCCTCGTAAGCGATCTTGACGAACACGTCGCCAGCCACGGATCCCTGGTTGCCCATCTCCCACAGAACCTGAGCCTTGTGGTTGTCAACTTCCCAGACACGCTGGAGAAGTCCGGGTACGATGGCCTCGGTCGCCAAAGGCGTCTTTACACGAAACCCGTTGCCAAACGTAAAGTTGGTGATGTAGTCACTGATTGCGCGACAGTAATTAACTGTGATCTGAGGTTCCCCGACCTCACGACGGTACGACCAGTGGTGACCCAGGTAGAACGCCCAGGCATGCTGGTAACGTTGTAGGCGGGGACCATGTACCTCAAACTCTTCATCGCTCAGTTCCACCAAGCCCAACGGGCTGATGTTGATGGTGAGGTCAGACCCACCAGCACGGAAATTAGGAGCGTGAAAATCGATGCCAGCCATTGATACAACCTTACCTGTAAGAGGCTAAATGTGTACGTAGACAATACTCCCCACCGCCACAACTACTGGCCTGACCTGTTCCCGAACCCATCACCTCCCCTACCGTACAATCGGCGACCGTACGTTCCGTACGCCCCACACACCTACACGAACACGTTTGAATCGGTTACAACCAAGACCACAATCAACACCCCACAACTACAGACACCAAAGAAGGAAGATCCCCCCACCATGAGCACTGCAATCGGCGAGTACCGTCTGTTCGTCTACGTTGTCGCCATCGAGCCCGAGAAGGATGAGAAGGGCAACTACATCGGAGCCCCTACGGTCTACGAGCAGGGACGGCAGTTCGCCAAGAATGCTGACCAGGTTCGTCTCACCGCTGCACAGAACCTCCCGAAGTCCATCGACATCTCCCGCGTGCGTGTGTTCGTGAAGGAGTTCTAGGAACCGTTTAAACAAGGAACCCCCAACCCGTGAGGGCTGGGGGTTCCTCCTTGTCGGGGGGAGAGCGTTAGAGGGGATCGGCGATCTTGGGGGTGGACTGGTGCGGGGTGACACACAGTCCGACAGCAGCGACGGAGCATCCTTCTGCGTGTGTCATGAACTTCTGACACTCCTCGCAGGTGAGGAGTTCGATCTCCCTGTCAGTGAGCGTGTGCATGTCACTAAGGTTAGTACGTCCACGATCGTGTGTCAAGCGCCCCGCGAACCTCAGCCTGGCGCTCAGGGGAGTACCCGCGCGGCCATGGGTGCTCGTGCCCACCAGTGAACAACTGACCCTGCACAGGGGTGTGGACGACGCTGTCGGCCCACTGCTCGTCGGTGACGGGAGCATCACCGAACTGCTCGCGATTGGCTAAGGTCGCCTGCTGATTGACCTTACGCTTCTCTGGAGGAAAGAACCCATCAGGCCGTGGGGTGAACTTGCCAACCTTGGATGGTCGAGGGTTCTTCGCCATTCAATCCTCCCTTAAGACCCGGCAAGCACCGGACCGCCATTGCAGACGGTCCGGTGTGCAGATACCGGATCACCTCCCGCGTAGTCGTTTAAACGCTATCTACGCGGGAGGGTTAGTCCCAAACCTGCGCTGGGTTCGGGAAGTACTGCTTCCCCTCAGGACGGAAGATACGCTCGTACTGGATGTGTCCAGCGTCACCGAATGATCCGTGCGCGAACTCACCGAGGTACTGAGGGCCTTCGACCCAAGCAGCCGACCCGACGTGTGCGCGCTGACGCAACGTCTCTTCGGGGTACTTGGTGTCCACCTTGGAGTTGCGGTTCATACGCCCAGGTGCAGGCATGTGTGCCTGCTGGATCCCGACCATGAAGTCATTCGGGACGTCGGTGTCAGTTGCGACACCTTCCTGGAAGCGCATGGGACCACGCCGCACACCATTGAAAGCCATGGCACGCTCGTACTGAGGGTACCCCTTCTCTGGGTAGGGCGGTGCAGGTGCGATGTTCTGATAAGTATCCATTAGGACTCCTGAGAGGATGGAACCTTGCTACTTGGAGTGTAGTCGTAAGGTTGCCGGGATTACGTTAATTCGGGAAGTTCTTCCAACTCCTTGAGACGGAAACCCGGAAGGTCTACCACTGACTCGTAGAGGAGGGCAGAGTCTCCCTGGGGGAGGATCCGATCGGGATCAGTAACACTGAAGTGAACTAATCCACCGTCTCGGTCGCTATAGGTAGCCCCCTTGATGTCCACACCTTGTGGGAGATCGAGAAGGTTGGCGAGAGATTCTGCTGAGAAGCGAAGTCGCTTCGGCTGGTTCTTCTTGTTGGGAGTGCTCATGCTCCAGATAGTACACCGGAGGGTTAGACCGAACGGAAGTTCCGGAGTTGTTGTCCCTGCATGTGGGCCGCTGCTGTTCGTCCCGTCAGAGAGGTCCGGTAGGGGTTGGAGAACGCGCTGGGCAGCAGCCCGACCTTCTGTGGTCCGAACTCACCAGGCGGGTTGTCCTGGGTACCGTAGATGAGGGCGCTGTTCTGTCCCCGCGTCTCTGAGGTCATCGCCCCACGCGCTGCTGGGCTGTACATGCGGCTATGGGACAACCAGGCAGCCTCCTCCCCGTGACGGTCGAACCCACGCCCTGTGGCGAGGTGTCCGTAAGCATCGTGGACCGCACGGAAGGCATCGTTGTCGTCGTTGGAGAAGTACGGGTGGCCCCCCGTGGTGGCCGTGGACATCACCGTCAGGTTGTTGTTCTCCATGACGTCCCGGCGTAACGCCGCTGGGCTGTCGTACGGGTCCTCCTTCGAGACGTTGACGTTTAAACCAGCACCACCCTTACTTACCGGTGAAGTGAGCGTTTCTAACTGCCTGTGGTTCTCTTCACGCATCGCTGCGAATGACGGGTGAGATGATGGATCATTGTCAGGAAGGTTTCCATACGCCCGCGCGATCGCGGGTCCGTGGGGACTCGCAGACACACTTCGGAAGTCACCGGGAGAAATGCGCGGGATGTCGAGTCCCGACTTCTGCACATAGGTGTTCCCAGCCTGAACGATGTTCCCCAATGGGTCAGCAGGGGCCATCTCCGGGTGCTGGGCATAGAATGACTTAAGTCTGCTGCGCATCGAACCTGTTCCTAACGACGACGATGTGTTGCAAAGGGATTTACAACTGTCTCCACTTCTGGCATCTCATCATACGTCGAAGTCATTGCAGCAATTGCCAGACTGTCCACATAGTCATCATGCGCCCCAGCCTCTTCGGGTGCTTCCACCATCATGTGGTCACCAAAGTAGTGCTTCTCGGCATCGGCCATCTGTTGGCTGAAACGCCTGTAGGTCCGGAGACGACGTGTCCAGGCATGGGCAGGCCACATCAGCATGCGGCGCTGCATGAGAGACTGGAGGTTCTTCCACCGCGCGCTCTGGGCGGGCCTGGTGGAGTCGAACTTCTCGACCTCGATGTAGGGACCCATGACGACCTGCAACCGTTCCGCAACCGCGTCACCCATCCCCTGGGCGTCCACACCGATCTTGAGCACGTTGTAGTTCTGGAGGAAGTGGTAGATCTGGGCGTACTGCTCCTCCCACTTCTCACCCGTGATCTCCAACCAGTTCAGGATCCGGTGGTGGCGGTAGCCGAAGGCATCCTCACGTTCCCAGTCCACCCAGAGCACGGTCACGACGGTGGAGTCCAGTTCACGGGCCGGGTCGATGCCCACCACAACGGGTGTGGCGTACCACTGGTCCACGATCTGCATGGACTTGTCCCCCAGGAACTCCGGGTCGTCAGGATCCAGCACAGAGGCACTGACGAACATTCCTCGGTCCAACAGCCACTTGAGGTTGTAGGCCATCTGGAACTCGTCGGACTCCTCCCCCAGTCGCTCGATCTCCTTCTTCACGAACAGGGCGTAGTTCTTGTTGTTCCGTGCACACGCACGCCAGTTGGCTTCGAAGTGATTCTGCTTTGATCCGCGCTGCACCTGACGGCGCTTGTTCAACTGGATCTGCTTGTAGAAGTCACCCTTACGGGTAGAAGGAGTACCGATCTTGACGATGGTCCCCGCGTAGAACGCCAACATGGGGTGAATGGACTTACGGACAACGGTGTCGTCGCAGTCCTGGGACTCATCGATCACCACAAGGTGGTAGGACGAACCTTCGATCTTCGCGCTGGGGTGAGCGGTCTGCTTGCGACAGAACGACCCCGAGTTCTTCAGACGGATGATCTTCCCCCTACCGCCCACCTCATCGTTGATCTCGGGGTCCAGCATGATCTCTGTGGCGTTCTCACTGGTGAGTCGATCCACGATGCGCGAGAAGATGATGTCGGAGAGGTCACCAGTCGGTGCAAAACACCCAACCCATACGCCCTTTTCGAACTTACCAAGCAGTTCAGGGAACATGGGAGCCAACTTGGGCAGGAGGATCATCATCGTGGCGACCGCACATCCCACCGTCTCGGTCTTACCACTCTGGCGTGCCTGGAGTCCTGTGACTGTCTCAGCATCCCCAGTGATTACGCTTTCGAAGATCCGTAGAATCAGGTGCTTCTGGTAGTCGAAGAGTTCGTGTCCCGCTAACTCTTCAGCGAATAACACCATCCTTGCGCAGATTTCATCGACTAGTTGTTGTGTGGACCCATCGAGGGGAATTTCTTCACCAAAGATGTCCTCATTTGTCTCGAATTCGTTTTCCATACTTGTGATTCTATTGAGAATTGACGAAGCCCCCGCCATTAGGCAGGGGCCTCGCTTAGGAGCAGCGCTGGAAGTGTAGCAGTGTTTAAACGTGGCTGGTCATCGTAACGGTCTTCCACAGTGGGGCCACGCGCCTGGTCCTTGGGGACGGTATCGATCGTAGCCCTCGTAGGCAACATTGATACCGATGTCGATCTGTTGCTCAGGGGTGGCATGGTGTGGGTAGTAGGCGTACATCTGACCACCGAACGCGTGCCACGTGGATAACGAGAACTGGATCCCTCCGTAGTACCCGTTGCCAGTGTTGATGTGCCAACGCTGCGTGCTTTCGCACTGCGCTACCTGGTCCCACTTCGCGCGGTTAGCGGGGTCATACGACCCAGGCCAATGGACCTCTACGAAGTAACGCCCATCAGGGCCATCAGGGAGGTACTGGTAGGACGTTGCGTACTTCGGCCACTCGTCAGGATTGTGACCACGGCTGTAGTGCGTTGGATTGTGCCCATACAGACAACCGTAGGTTTCACATCCGTACTCAATGGATTGCGCTTCTGCCCTCTCTGCAAACGCGAATGACACGGCTGCGGAGATCAGAAACGCCGCAACTAACAAAGCCGTTCGTAGACGGTTACTCACGTTACTGCGTCACCTCGTCTTCCCGGTCACCCTCGTGAATCGGGCAGGATCCCGTCATCACCTCACAGAGGCAGGCAGCGTTTATCGCGGCTTCCGGTGTTGTCGCAGCAGCCGCAGATGCCCCACGGTGGGAGACGAAGGTCTGAACAATGACCCAGATGTCACAGGCGGGACAGGACATGTCTCCGCACCCTTGATAGTGCGCCTCGAATGCCATCAACAGATCGTTGGGGGTGGGGGATTCACTCATACAGTCAACTCCTGGATTCTCTTGCGGTGGATCTGGTCAACTCTTTGCCGGGTGATCCCTAGGTGGTCAGCCGCCTCAGAGGACGACTTACCCGCGCGGAGGAGTTCATCGATCAGGGAATCACGTGTCTCATCAGTGGAGACTCCGTAGTCACTGAGACAGAACTTGTCGCAGAAGATGAACCCCGGCGAGTGCGGTGTCTTCGACCACGCTACTACCTTGTGGCAGACGCGACAGGTGACTGGATGGTACTCCTCAGCCATCTTCAAGCACCAGATCCAGACCGTCAATGACGTCCATCAGGTGTTCACGGGGGAACTGGATCCCACGCCCATAGGTTGTGGTGGGGACAATGAACTCCCGAATGTCCACGAGATTCACGTCATCTACGACGAGTTCCCGGATGTGGACCTCCAGGTCCGCTGAACGCTTGACCTTGTGTACGAGGTTGATTTCCATCATGGACCCTTACGGACGCTTGGACAGGTGGTAGGACGCATCACTGAGGATCCTGAAGAACCCGATGATCACGAGGGTGAAGAACCACACGGGTAGGAACCCGATGGAGAAGGCGTTGAGCAGCGCGTCTCCAGGGCCTGCTGATCCGGAGATGGAGAGGGTGAAGACGGCGAGGGCCGCGAGGGCTCCGGCGATGAGGGCTGTTCGCATGTGTGCTGTACTCTTTGTACATCCGTAGTTGTGGGGGGACATCTGGCATGGCCCTAGGCTAGCCCGCCCGCAAGGGGATGTCAACATAATCTTGCGAGCATGATCAGACAACTGTGCTACCATGTGCAAAGTCGTTTAAACGACCCGTCCAATAGCAGTAACAGAAAGACCCCCTCTACGCCCGGAGGGGGTCTTTTGTTTAGTACAAACCGGTCCGTACGATCGGACCTTCTACGCGATCTTGGAGTTCTTCCAACAGTACGACCACAGACCGGGCATCCAGGAGAGCATCCTCAAGATGGATCTTCTTCTGCTCCGGATCTCTCGTCTCTTGCATCCTTGCGAGGTTCTTCCCAATGAACGAGAGTGTACTGTCTGTCCACTGAACGAGGTCGGGAGTCGTTAGCATCTTGACGCGCCTTGACAGTCTCTTCGAAACGATCTCTAGCGCGGTCTTGCCACTCGTCTGACGCTTCTTGAACATTCGCTCGGTATTCCTTTGTCTTCAACGCTTCTGCAAAGTGCTGATCGATCTCGTCATCGTTGCGAGGATCAGCGTTAGAACCTCCCCACCATCCCACTCCGACGATCTGGCCGGGGGAGACGCGAACCGCGACGGCTCTGCCTGTCCGGTAGGGCGGATACTTCTCGTGAGCGGTTACTAGATCTACCAGTGTCTTCCCTAATGAGATCTTCTTGGGAAGAACTTGTCGATACGTGAATAGTCGTCCCAGTTCGTGCGTCTTCATAGTTACTCACTTTAGAAGTTACCTCGTCCGTACGGATAGGCGTTAAGGACATTGTTAATAAAACGACCAGGCGACGGTGCCTTCTGAAACTGGTACCACACCTGGGGAGGGACATTGTAGTACTCCCACGGAGTCCCATCCACGAAGTTCACCCGGATGATCTGGGTGTCGTCTCGATAACCGGCTTGCATCACCCGTGAGGAGTCCATGGGCTGCATGTCATAGGGCAGACGGAGATCGGACTGCACACGGCGACGGGCGATACCCGTGGTCTGGCGCGCACCGATCTCCTGAGTGAGAGATAGGCCCGGTGACTGGGCCTCATCTGCCATCTGCTCCTCAGGGCGCGTGAAGTACTTCCCCAGACGCCCGCTGGGTCGGATCTTGCGAGCCAACCCCGGTGGTGCGGGGGCGTCGGAGATGCTGTTCTCCGGACGTGCAGCGCCCCGCATCCACGGTGGGGGCAACTTACGGGCCAGTGACACTTACTCTCCTCGTGCGATTTCCAGCAGTTCCGCTTGCAGAGAAGATCCTAGCGGAGAGGGGTCGGTGTCATCAAGGTCTGCGTTGTCATTTGCGAACGAGATCTTGATGCTGGACCCCATGTCTTCATCCATGGTTGTGAGCATCCGAGTCACCACCGCGAGGACACGTGTGACACCCACCACGGAGGTGGATTGGTTGCCATCCGGAGTCTCTACGGTGATCACGAAGTTCTGTGTGTCACCGGAAGGGACGTCCCTCTGGAAGGACTTCTCTAGGTCAGGTCGATTCTTCAGTCTTGCGCGCACTTCGTCTCCGGGGGGTAGAAACCTTAGGGGTGGCAGTTCGCTTTGTGGTTGTCTTCTTCGGCTTGTCTTCTGCTTCTGGATCCTCCGCAACGGGCTTCTCCTCTTCTGGTTCCTTGAAGGGGACCATCATCAACGCTTCCCAATTAGCAGGACGGTGGGTTGTGCACGTGATGACAGGACCATGTGACTTGCGGGTGGAGATCCACTTCGCAGGGTTTAAACAGTTGGCGCAAGTAGTCATGCATCCAATCCTATCCGAAAAGCAGAAGGACCCCGGCGAACCGGGGTCCTTCCACCTAGGAGCCTGCTCCCCTACGCGCGCGAGGTCACCCCGTGCGGCTTCTCGCCGACGTTGAAGTACGCGCCGTAGCCCGTCTCGTCACCATCGCGGTCCACCATCTTGGTGCGGTCCAGGACGTCGCGGACGGCGTCCTCCAGGGCTGCACCGTAGGCGACTTCCAGGGCGGGCTTGTGCGTGCCCTCCTGGGCTGCCTGCATCAGGTCGAACTGGGCACGCAGGCCGTTGGCCGCGTCCACGAAGTCCTGCGTCTCCAGCACCGTGGGAACGCCCTTGTTGCGGGCCATGTTGTAGCGCACTGCACGCTCCACGGCCTCCTTGACGAACGCGGGCATGTAGCCCTCCATCGCCGCGTAGATCGGGTCGATGTCGTAGTGCCCCAGCAGGTGCTCGGGGACCACGGACTCGATCATGCGCTGCACACCAGGCGCGTCCAGGGCACCGATGTGGATGATGGCGTCGAGACGACCGGGGCGCACCATGCCCTTGTGGATCCGCTCGGCGTGGTTCGTGGTGAGGATCGCCATGATCTCGGTGCCCTTGGCCTGGATGCCATCGAACATGTCGAGCAGGCGGGTCACCGCGTCATCGTCACCGGACGAAGACACCGTGTCCACGTCCTCGAAGAACACCACGGAGGGCTGGTACAGGCGAGCCGTCGCCAGCGTCTCCTGGAGGTCATCCTTGCCGGGGCGGCAGTAGATGAAGGTCCAGCCGTTCTCCTCGGCCTTCTTGGCGGTCAGGAACGCACCGAGGGTCTTCCCGGTGCCGTAGGGACCCTCCAGCAGCACAGCGCGCTTGAGGGGGACACCCAGTTCGCGCAGGGTGGTGGAGTGCTCCAGCACGGACCACACGTTGGCGTTCAACTGGGTGATCACGTCGTCGGAGTAGACGATGCGGTCGGAGTCGATGGCCCGGAGGTCCAGGAACTGGGCGTTGGTCTGCCCGTCGATGGCACGGCCCCGGTAGATGCTCTCGGTGCGGAGTTCCGCCTCGATCGCCTGGAACAGCCCCTCGACGCTCTTCTGGTGCTTGCGGGGTGCCTGCACCTGCACCGCGAACACCAGACCGAAGTCGGGGTGCAGCGAGGCGGTGGTGTACAGCGAGCCCTCGTCACCCCACATCGGGATGGAGAACATCCCCCACGGGACCTGAAGCGTCTCGTTCGGGCCGATGTTGATGGTGCGCAGTTCCGGCTTGTTCTCACCGAAGAAGGAGAACGTGGACTGCGCGATGGCAGCGTTGCCGGTCACCTTCTTCAGCGCCCGCGCCAGTGCGGCAGCACCATCCCACGGGCGGTAGTTGAAGGTGCGGGAGAACTCCATCACCTTCTCCTGCGTGCTCTGGTAGTTGCGCAGGAAGTGGATCGCATCGGTGGTGGTCATGGACTCCGGGATGACGAACTCGGTGCCCCGGAAGTTCAGCGAGTCATCGGAGACGCGCCCACCTGCCAGCAACTCCAACTGGCTGAGGATGTCCTTGTCGATCTGCTGCTGGACCGTGAGCCTCTTCGGCTCGTTGATCAGGTCGGTGTCGCTCATGTTTTGCATTGCTCCTGTTCCGTGTTGCGTGTGTGTTGGTTGACTAACTAGGGGGTCGGGTTAGTCGTCCGACGTCTTCTTGGGCGTGGTCCTCTTGGCGGTCCCACCCTTGACGGGCTCGGGGCACAGACGGTACGCAGTGGCTGCGCGACCGGGTGTCCCCTCTTCTGTCTCCTCCGGACCTGCCTCCTCGACGGTGGCGTTCTCCTGAAGGTAGGCGATGGTCTTGCGGACCGTCGCCTGGGATGCACCGCTCTCGTCCGTGATGCTACGGACAGTGAACGTGCCTTCTCCCTTGGACTTGATGAGATCGATGATCTCTTCGCGGGTGACCCGGTGGGTGGGCTTGCTGTCCCCACGGTCACCACCGAATCCTGCCTTGTCGAGGACACGGGCGCTGACGCCCTCTGCCTCGAAGACCTCCCGGACGATGCCGGTCTTGTCAGCCCACGCCTTCGCGTGCTGGATGAACTGGTCCTCGAAGGACGGGGGGTTCTGCGCCTCGTGGAGCGCCTGGCGGGCCAGGATCCGCTCCATGGGGTCCTTGGCCTCCTTCAACTGCTTCTCTGCGGCCTTGACCTCGGCCTCATCGACCAGGGACTCCGGGTCGTTGATCTCTGCGAGGTAGTTACGAACCACCTCTTCGTACGAGAGTGCCGGCATGTCCGACGCTCCTTCCTGTTCCGTGTTCTCGATTGCGTCGAGGATCACGTTACTGGAGCGGGTAAGAGTCTGCAAGGACATTTGGAGAATTTCTTTCTGTAGGGGGTTGGTGTGATTGCTGTAGTCCAGTGTTCTTGCGGGTTTGGGGGGCCTGTACGAATCCCGGAATACTCCGGACGGACTAGCCCGTACAGGCCCCTGCCGTTTAAACCGGCTAGCGCTTCTTAGCCTCCTGGATCGTCACCAGCAGCCCCTTCAGTCCCTGGATCGCGTCCAGGAGCGGGTCAGTGGAGGACTGTCCTGCGTCGGACTTCTCCTTCGCATCCTTGAGATGGTCCTTCACCGACTTCAGGGCCTCCTTGACGGAGTCCTGCGCCTGGAGCGTGCGGGTCACGACCTCCACATCCTCACCAGCCAGATCGGCGATCAGGTGGTAGTCCTTCCCGTGGACTGCGGCCTTCATGACCAACTCGGCCATGGTCGAGGACCGGTCGTCCAGGTGACCCAGGTGGGTTGCCATCTCCCGGATGTCCCCCCGCACCCAGGCATCCATGGCTTCCATCGCCTCGTCCACGAACGCGCGGGCGATGGCCTGGCGAGTCTCGATGTCCTCGGGAGAGAGGATCGTCTTGTAGTTCACTGCGGGATTGCTCATCTTAGGTAGGTTCCTCGTGTCAGGGGGTCAGGGTTCGGGACTGCCCGATCACCGTTTACGGCGAACAGGTCGCTTGCGCGGGGTGGTGTTCGCCTTCTTGGGCGGCTCTTCTGCTTCGTGGCATGAGCAAGCACACGGGACGTTCTTCGCGATGGCGTGCAGGTGGCACGTGTTGTGCATCATCTGCTCGCACCACCAGGTGCTCCGTACCCGTGTCGTCTCGCTGGTAGCCATCTGCGGGTTACCTTAGGCGATCGGGCAGGGGGCGGCAAGGACATCCCCCCAGATTTCTCAAGAATCTGGTTTAACGACGTTTAAACCGGCGTTAGATCCGCCGCCAGCCGTCCTGGGGAGCCTGGTCGTGGCCCTCCAGACCCCAGTCCTTGGTGGACATGACGTGGGCTTCGACCTCGCCCTCACCGCGCGTACGCATGGCTGCAACACGGTGGTTTCCGTCCACGGCCCACAACTTCCCGTTGCTGTCCTCCAGCATCCAGGGCTTGTTCTGGATCTCCTCGTGGCGCATGGAGTCGATGGAGTGACGACGGTGTCCCTTGACCAGGTCCACGGCTGCTGCCTGCCCTGCGGCCTGCTGCGGCTTCACCGCACGTGCGAACTGCTGGGGGCTCATGTTGTCATTGAAGTCCCGAACAACGTCCTCAGTGCTCACGAGATCGCTGGCGGGCTGATTGTCGATGTCCTCGTAACCCCGCTGCCATGCGCTGTTCTGGCGGTCGGTGGCGAGGCTCTGCCCGTCGTTGGCCTTCTTGTGCTCGTAGTTCGCCTGGTACGCCTGGAAGTCACCGTTGGCCTGCGCCAGGTTGTCCTTCAGACCGTCCTTCATGTCGCGCTTGTCGTAGCGGTGCTCCACCTCACCCCACTGGTTCGCGATCTCGATGTGGGTGCCACTGAAGGCTGACGCGCGCTCGGTCGCGTTGTCGTACTCCGACCCCCCGTACTGGCCCATCCCGCTGTTGATGGTGGCCGCAGTGTGCTCCGCAGGCTGCCCGGTGTAGATCGGGGTCCCGGCGCTGATCTTCCGCGTCGGCGCGCTGGTCCACTTGCTCACCACGTCAGGGTCGTTGATGTTTGCACCACCGACGGACCAGTGACGTTCCGGCATGGCACTGTCATAGACCATCCCGTGTTCGGTGTGCTCCAACGGCTTGGGGTCCAGCGCATCATCACTGCGGTACGGGCCGATGTTGGTGTCTAGGTCCATCATCAACTGACCGGTGACCTGTCCAGTGCGTTGCACGTTGGGTCCGGGATCGTAACCCGCGTCACCTGGTTCCGGAACGACAGAAGCGCCCACTGCGGACTTCGCAGGAGCGCTCATGCCGGGGAAGGATAGTTGGCTGAACTGTGGACCATGAACAGAAGACATGTACCCAGTCTACGTGTGTTGTTGGATGAACTCCCTCATTTCTCGAATGTGTCCCGGAGTGATCCCGTAGTTAGCGGTGGGACGGATGAGAAGCGCTTCGGGGAACACTTCCTTGGCCTTCCGTGGGATGTCCACGTCATCAATCCAGATGAACGGTTCACCTTCCCTGAGGTACCGGTGCTGGTACACCGCAGTGAACTTAGCCATCCGGTCGTAGTGCTCATAGTCGAGTGGCAACACTCCGGAAGCCTCGATACCAGTCATGTTCTGGATCCAGACTTCCGCGTCGTGCTGCCAAGTCGTGACCCAAAGCACATTTAGGCCCAAACCGTTTAAACGCTCGACCATGTCAGGTGACCACCGGATTGAGAAGTCTCCATCAACCGGGTGGGCGATCTGTACCCGCCACTGCTCCCAGGTGTTGGGGTGGTTCTTGCTAAGGGCGTTCACTACCCCATCGACGTCGAGATACAGATCCATGACGATCAGTTCACCAGTGCGAGAATGCGGGGCTTGAGGTTGGTAGCGGTGGGGTTGATCGCCACGATTTCTTCCCAGAACTCCGGGTTCTTGCTGGCCTCCCACTCCTTGAAGTCCTCGTAGGACAGCGTCTCGTCGGGCTCCATCCCCTCATCGACGGCCCAGTTGAAGAAGTCCTCCAACACTGCGGCCATCTGCTGGAAGTTGTAACCAGAGTCGTTGAAGTCCGCGAACTCCTCCGCGACACCTTCGCTGATCCCGACGGAGTCCAGTACCTCGGGCGGGGGCATCTCGATCCATGGGTTGAGCCCATCGGCTGCGGGGATGAGGTAGTAGAGGTCGTCGGACGGGTCGTTGTTCTCACATGGCTGCCATGCTGGTTCGATGGTCATCTCGGCCAGGACACCCAGGCAGCAATAGCCCTCGGGATCCTGGAGACGACCTGTGGTCTGTGGATAGTCCCCGCTGCGGAGGGAGAGGATCCACTCCCGGCGGGTCTGTGCGATGGAGTTGCTCATGCACCCAGTGTGACGGACAAAGCGTGCGTTTGCCAGACTTTTTTTGGACGTTCTACCCGCATGACAAGACCCCGCCTGACCGGAGTCTGGCGGGGTCCTGGACCTGTTAGATCAGTTGGGTGTGCTGGTGCAGAAGGTACTTCCGCGATCGATGACCGGCGCGGCTTCCCGCGTGGTGGTGATCACTGCGGTGTCCCCGAAGCAGAGGACGCTGAGGTTGGGGTACTGGTCTGCGTTACGCAGGATGATGGCCTCATCGGGGTCAGTGACCGGCACGCCCTCTAAGTCGGAGTAGGGCTGCACTGCTTCACACCCAGCAGCAAGGACGAGAAAGGCGACGATCAGAAGGATCCGACGCATCAGAAGTCCTTGGGTTCTGCGCAGACTTCCACCGCGATGTCGGTGGGGATCTCACCACCCGTGAGGTGATCGTAGGGCTGGACGAGGTCGGGGGAGGACTGCATCACTGCTGCCACGACGCCGACCTTGTTCTCTTCGTAGTCCTCCAGTTCAACGTTGTCCAGTTGCAAGACCTTGATGCCCTTGTGGATCGCGTTGTGGAAGGAGTCAGCGTAGACGACCACGCTGATGTTGGTGGTGATGGAGACGGGGGTCATCTCCCCGTTCTCGTCCTGGGTGGCGACGTCCACCGTGAAGAGGTGGCTGACGTTCCACTCCGCGAGGAGTTCCTGTTGGGTCGGTTCGGATGTTGGTGGGGCAGGTGCTTCGGTTGTGCTCATGCACCTGAGGCTACTAGGCATTCGAACACCTGTCCAGCCCCATCTCGGGGACTTTCTGGGGCAACGCTAAACCGCCCCCACGTTAGGTGTAGGGGCGGTTTAAACGGGGATGGAGTTAGAGGTACTGTCCCATCCGGACCTCACGCTCGGACTCGACATTCGCGCTGTGGTCGTGGTTGGGGTTCCCACATCCACCCTCCTCCGCACGACGCTTGACTTCCGCCATGAGCGCGGTGTACGCCTCTGCGATGTCCTGCTCATCCGCTGTGGGGAGGTGTGGCTCCAGGTGCGACTCACCGTCCTGATCCAGCAGGGTCATGCTGGTGACCAGCAACTGCATACGCACCATCGCGGTGCTGACGATTTTGGCAACCGTCTCGTGCAGTGCATCATCGGTGTCGGTGTTCATCTGGGACATGGCCTGGGTGACCAGATCCCGGATTCCGTCTTCTCCGAAACGCGCGATCTCATCGCGTTCCATGACCCGGAAGGGGGTCATCCACATGCTGGTCTGTGCGAGTGATTCCCCGATGTGGTTGAGGAAATCCCTCTCTGACAACTTCTTGGTAACTGTGAACTCGTCCATGCGGTAACCGTACTCCTCCCCCCGCTCCTGTGCAAGGGATCGTGTTGAATTTCTTGCTATTCCGGTGTGTTTCTCTGACAGAAGACGACGAACTCCGGGGTCAGTTCTGACGTGCTGGAGAAGTCGGGGTGTGGGATCTGGACACAGGTACGCCCGTCCACGTCCACCCACTTGTGCCCCGGAGGGTCGTTGAGGTGCAGGTAGGTGACCCCTACGATTATCGCGCCGACAACTGCCAGCCCCAATACCATGAGGATGTACCCGAACCTCTCGTTCTTGTCGATCCCAGTGCGATTTCCCTCCCGGAATCCCTCGTCGTAGGCCGTTGACACGTCGGTGCGTGTGTACAACTTCCCGGCTTCGTCCCAGTCGGCGTGGATGCCCATCGTTTAAACCGCCTTGACCTTCTCGGCGACCTTGTGGATGTCCCTCTCCACCTTCATCGCGTTGATCGCCACCTTCACCCTCTCATCGGCCAGGAAGGCATCCATCTCCTCCGGGTTGGGATTGTGAATCATGACCTGGATGACGGGCTTGCCCTTGTACTCGATGTCTCGCGGGACGTACCGCCCGTAGACCCCCAGGCTCAAGCACCCGGAGCAGATCGCCAGATCCCCCGGTCCGGGGATCGACTCCTCCTGACCGGCGACCTGACAGTCCGCGATGGCATCGCAGTGCGGACAGATCGACATGATGGCGCTGTTCGCGAACAGGGCACGTACTTCATCGGAGAGATCACGGAGGTGCGCCATCAGATGCCTTCCTTCACCAGGCGGGACTCAGCCTTGATGATGTCGTACCCCGTGACCTCGTCCGGGAGTCCGCAGATGGTGTCGTTGCTCCACTGCTCATCGAACCACCCCTCGATGTCGGTCTTGGTGGGCTGGGAGGTGCGCTGGAACTGCACGACCAGCGTGACCTCGTAGGTCGGGTAGATCGGACCGATCTCCTCGGCGAGGACCCGGCTGACGACGTCAGCGGCGTAGGCATTTCCTTCGCCCTGCACCAATTCGGGAAGATCGCGAAGGAGTTCTCGGAACTCCTTGTTCTTCTTCTCCAGATCGGCGATCTGTACCTCTAACTCAGCCTTGGTGGGCACGGTGCTACTCCTTGTCCAGTCGGATCTTCATGTCGATGTTGGATCCCAGGGTGACGCACCTGCCCTGACGGGCGGGGAGCGACACCCGCAGGTTCTCCTGGTGGCCCATTGGTGTGGTGCGGGACAAGAGTACGGTGACCTCGTCCTCTGTGTCGAGGGAAATCTCGGTGACCCTGAAGCGAAGTGTGATGTCCATGTACGGGACTCTAGGGCCTCCGCAAGGGCTTGTCAACGGAAACTTGCGATTATCCCTCAGTTTCTTCGATCAGGGTTAGCAGTTCTTCGAGTTCCCTGACCTCCACAAGCACAAAACGACGCCCTCGGGTCTTGAACACGGACAGCCTCTTGCGTAGGCGGGGGATAAGATCTTCATTCATTCGACAGCCTTTTGGGAAAGCGAAACCCCCTTTCCTACAAGTTTCTGTGGAGAAGGGGGTTTCGTTTAAACACCTCGAACGAGGATCTGCCAACCAAAGGTCAGGAGAAACCACGCGAGGACGATCTTGCTGTTGGAAAGGTTAGTGGGGTACACATCAATACATCCTTCGATCTCATGTAGTGGATCACATTAGAAGTGTACCCAAGGATGCGAGGGTAAGTAAACTAGACCATCTGTACTAGGTCTTCCCAGTCATCAACCCACGGACCATAGTGCTCGTGTTCCGCTATCTCGAACCCCATCTCCTGCCGCGTGAAGTACCACACCTGGTCGGGGTCGATGTTGCCCAACTGGTAGTACTGGTCACGGGGGATCAGCGCCTTGGTGTTCCCGTCGATGCAGAATCCGCTGTCGCTTTCCAACCAGGCGTGCCAGTAGCGCAGCCCCTTTGCCTCACCACCACGTCTCAGCGGGATCCCGTGGGCAACTCGCCAAGATGTTCCTGGGGGAAAGTCCAGAAGCATCTCCACGGTCGTCTCGAAACACCTCCCTGACGCCATCTACTCGTCCCCGGAGTCCGGCAGGATAACGTTCGCGGCAGCGGCCAGTCCCATGGAGAAGCCGACCTCATCGTTGTCGCCTCCCACACGTGCGGATCCCAAACCGGCGTTGATCATCTGGAGCACGAACGCGAATGACGCTTCTGCGATCTCGCGGTGGTAGTCGATGGTGAGATCGACACCCATTGCCTTGAGTCGGGCGGTCAGTTCGTCAGCCAGTTCTGGGGGGAACCCCGCGCCGATGGTGGACTCCTTCACCTCGCGGATCAACTGTCGGTTCACTACTGCGGGGTCGGTGACCTGCATCTCTTCCTCCTATTGTTGGGGTCGGGTCACCACGAGGATGCCACGCCAGGAAGGGGAGTGCAAGACCCTGTCAAACGTTTCTTGCAGCGTTTAAATGGTGCGCGGATCCTTCGCGGTGGCAAAGCAATCCGCTGCGACGTACAACCACACACCCATGCTCAGGATGTTCGCCTGGTTGCCCTGGAACAGAGGAACCATCGATGTGGTCGCCCATGTCAGCGCCGCAGCAAGTTCGATCACCGCAGCCAACCTAATGGTGTTCGGAGAGCGTCGTGCGGCCCCGATGATCATTAACGCTCCCATGAGGCTTTGTGCACCCCCAATAACCTCCTGGGGTACCACGCTGAACAACAACTCGTGAGAGGGTGTCGCAATCAGAATGTCCGGTGCGAACGCAACAGCAGCACCAATGATTAGTAGAAAGACACCAAGGGGAATAGACGGTGGTAGGGAACGCAAGGTAATGCAACTCCTTTAGTGGGGTACACGGTAGGTGCAGTTTAAACGTGTACCCCACCACAGGGGTGTTACCGGAGGGTGGCGTGGTGTGTCGCCAGGTTCAGGACGCCTTCGGTGAGCCAGTCCTCCCCGTCCTGTCGTGCGAGCGCCACCGTTGAGGGGAAGTCGAAGTTGCACTCCTGGGCCTGGTTGAACTGCTCCTCGGTGATGGGCCACACCCTGCTGAGGTGTGTGGACCCCAACTCACCGCGTGTCTCCAGCGGGGAGTAGGCGTTGCCGTAGACGTACCCTCGTGCGAAGGCGTCCCGCAGGGCCTCGTCGGAGTACGCGGCCTCCTCGGGCTCGGCACCGGACTGGATCTCGTTGGCGTTGGACTCGCTGAAGGACTGCGCGCGGCCGAAGATCACGACCCCGTAGTCGCCCAGCCGGGGGCTCATCCAGAAGCGGGTGCCGTCCTCGGGCATCTCGTCTGCCATGGTGATGCGGCGCTGCTGCTCGTGGAGTTGGGAGAGCGCCTGGATCTCCGCTTCGCGCATCTTGGCGAAGTACTCCTGAAGTTCTTCCTCGGTGTTGAATGATGTGATGTGGTCCATGCCCCAGACCCTAGACGGTCTGAGGCGGGGATGCAAGTGTTTCTTGAGAAATTCTTGCTGCGACCCGGTGTTAAGTTAACACCGCGCTGTTAGGAGCGGTCCCACAGACGGTTCCCCGGCAGGACCGAGGTGTTGAACTTCGCATCGGCGTGGATGCTGGGCGACTTCCACTGCTCGTGCGCGTAGGGGTTCGGACGTCCGTTGTCGAACTGCTCCTCGTTGATGTTGGGGATCTTCAACTGGGTCGTCTCGTTGGAGTCGCTGTCCAGCCAGGTCGTGGCACCAGGACCATCTACCTGAGTCCGCGCGGGGTTGGGGACGGTTCCCACGTGCTGCATCTGATTAGGATCCGCCCACAGCGAGGTCGAACCGGGGTCCTCGTAGTCGTTCTCATACGGCTGAGGGTTCTCAGGGGCCTCGTCGGGCCAGTTCTCCAGCATGTCGGAGGTCCCGTGCCCGTAATCGACGTCAGGCTTGACCTGCCAGTGCTGCATGTACTTGCGCGGGGGAGAGGCGTGGCGGGGTGAGGGCCAGCCCTGGGTGTTCGCGCCACCGACATGGACCTGGAGGTGCTTCTCGGATGTCCGCTCCGCAGCCGCCTGCTGGGACCCGAAGTGCATCCCCCCACCGGTCATCCCACCCAGATCCTCACGCGCGCGGAAGGTAGGGCTCTCGGAGGCGTGATACCAGGTCTGGTCATGGCTTTGCACACCACTGCCATGTGGCACGAATGGTGTCGGCGATGCCTTTGGCATTCCAGGGAATGAGAATTGGCGGTCGTTTAGGGCCATGGAGTGAGTTTAAACGAACGCGCGATTTCCCGGTTTCCAAGTCGCCCTTCGGGCGACGACCCGAGGATTTTGCGTTTCGGCGTCCTCTATCCCCATTCTCCTGCGTCTACTCTGTCTACCAAGAGAAGATCTTCCTTTTTCCGCGCGTTACTCCCATTCTCCGCTGCGGAACTTCAAACCGCGCACGACGCGCCCGTCTCCGTACGTGCCGTTGTCCAACCACTCGGTCGGAACTCGTCCGGCCACCTTCATGTTGTTGGGGGAGGTCAGCAGAGAGGTGTTCCCCTTGTCCTCGACCGCGTTTGTGTACTGGACCCCGAACTTCCCCGCTGCGACTCCCTGGATCATCTCGTTCAGCCGCCCGCGCTTCTGCTCGAAGATCTTGGGGTGTGTCTCGCTCTTCCAGTGCCACGAGGGTTGTCCAACCTCGCGAGACGCCCCCATCTCCACCATGTTGGCTTCCATGTCATTCAAGGTACGGGGATACACCTCGCCGACGTTCTCTGCGAGCAGCGTCTTGTCAGAGGTAAACGCACGTGAGCGCTGTACCGCTGCCTTCATCGTCCCGAAGTGCGCAGGCGTCGGTCGTAAGTCGAATCCGCCCCTCCCGGCGTGGAACATCGCGTTGCGACCCTCCAGGAAGTCCATCGCCTGCTCTGTGTCGAGATCGGGAATCTCAAACGGTAGGTGACTCTGGCGCGAATTCTGTTCCATTGGAGCAGTTTAAACGACTGCCCCTAATTCGCGCGGTCTTGTCCCGCCTGTACTGAAGGCCCGCTTACCGCCCGATCCATGCGACGGTCAGCCCGGTCGCCCTGCCCGCCCGGTTTCCGGTTGCCTTATGGGAAAGTCCCCGGCCCGATTTGCCCGCCGCTTTACCGTAAGACGGTTTACGGCTCCCCTAGTGCCCCTGAGACAAATCTCGTTCTTGCCCGGCCCACCCCCGGACGATTTGACTTTAATGATGGGGGGGTCGAAAAAGTCGATTTGTCCTGATTTCAGCCGAAAAAGGACGATTTGACCGGATTTCACCCCAAATTCGGACGGTTTTCAGTGCGAATTCGAGCAAGCACCCGCCCCAGGTTGACATAAGGGCTATTATGCGCGCGGTTTCCGCCCCGGATCACAGGTTTTCATGAAAGTCAAGCGAAATTTCATGGTTTTGGGTCTTGACTTTCCTGAAATGTTACAAATTTCGAGTTTTGTCACACGAAAAAAAGACGATTTGCCCCCCAAAACGGGATTCGCGGGCGTTTTGTAGTTTGGCAGCGGGTGAAGTGGCCAGACCTCAGGGGGACAGATCGTCAGGGGTAACAAGTAACAGGCCCACGAAGTCACCCAACTGTTAGCCACCAGCAAGCAGGGGACACCGCAGGCAACACATCGACAGTCTTTCCCTCTCCCTCTTGACTCTCTCCCTCTCTATGTAGTAGGGGGAGGATTTCCCTGGCGCGCGGGTTTGGTCAACGAGGGGGATGTCAAGGGGTAGGCGAGGATCAGGACGATGTGTCTTTCCCCCTTGACTAGGGAGAGTTGGTGTGCTCTCCACCCCGCGCGGGTTTGGTCGCCTGGTGGGTGCGTAAGGGTTGTGATTCCACTACCCATCTGGGCACGTGCTGCGTTTAAACGCCGTGAGTTTTCGTCACACCCCACTTGCACATACACCGAGATTTGCAAATACCTGCTATCGATCGAACTGGTCATCTACCTTGGTGGTCAGTGCAGAGGTGTCAATGGGCTCGTCTAACTCACGTGCTTGTTCCCCTACCTTGCTCCCGAACAGGCGTGATAGCACTCCTGCATTGGCGCGGGTTTCGACGTTGATCTTCAGGTAGTCGCGGTTGTCCTCGATGTCCTTGGCGATCTGCATCACCTTGAAGAACCTGTCCATCTCGCTGCTGATGTTCGGGTCTGGGTAGCCACCTTCGAGTTGCTCAATGAAGCGACCGAACATGACTCGTTGTCCCTGGATCTCCAGGAGCGCACTGAGGAATCGAGATACGTCATCTCGACTGCGCAGTTGGATGGGGATGTCGAACGCGCACTCGCTTCCTGGATCGAACTCGGGGCACTTGTCACTCAGCGCGCAGTTGTCACACGCCAGCAACTGGCGACCACTGGGGCTGATGCGATCAACGTTCTTCGTCCCCCCGTGCTCCTCATCTGGCACCTCTTCCTGGGTGACTGAGAGGATGGGCAAGATGCTCTTGGCGCGCGGCTTTGGCTTTCGTGATACAGGCTTGTCGAGATCGATCAGGTTGAGGGGCATCTCCTCCCCCATCACAAGTTCTGATAGGTCCAACTGAGACAGGTCATCTTCAGACTTGAGTGGTGCAATACCTACTACCGCATTCTCACTGTCCTGGGCCAATGCGCTGTACGCCCTCACAGCAAGCGCTGCGATGCCGTCCTTGGCATCCACTGCGCTGGGCTCCAAACCGACCTTGTGAGCGAACTGACGCGCTCTGCGGATGCCCTCCTCGTGCTCGTCCTTGGAGTGGCGGCGGATCTGCTGGCCGTCCCAGTAGATGATCTCCCCGTGGCGCATCGGGTTGGTCCAGGCGCTGTTGCTGACGCTCTCCAGGGGAAACGCGCTCAGAGCCTCCATGTCGGCGATTCCCAGCCCGTGCAAGTGGACATCCCGGACCGTGCGCAAGAACGCCGCAGCGCGTGGATCGTGCAGTCCTGCGGCGGTCACAGCGACCCGGTGGTAGGTCACACACAGGCGCTTGAGTTCGTCCAGCCCGTAGCCTGGCTTCCACACCGGGCAGAACTTCCCGGAGGGCAGGTGATCCCAGAACTCCTCGCGCCAGTCCAGAATGCGGTCGTACTCGGCGTAGGCGTCCACCTCGATGGCGAAGTCCATCTCCTGGACGTTGGCCTCCACCAGGCCGTGCAGCGCACCAGTGGCGATGTCCAGGGATGCGGGGTCGCGGTCCTGGGGGTTGCCTGCACCCACGATCACGAATGCTGAATCACCCAGGCGAGAGCGCAGGTCATAGGGCTTGGTCTTTGGGATACGTGCCCTGATGCCCCACCACGACACCGCGATTGTGTCAGTGTGCTCTAAGAGGATCTTTCGGAAGGTTGGGTTCTCCCCACCCTGCTGGTAGATGCGCATTTGATTGTGTTCCATTCGTTCGTTGTCCGAGACACGATCGTACTAGAACAACAACAAACCCCCCGCCGATGTGGCTGGGGGGCTGTTGGGTGCTCTTGTTCTAGAGGTAGATCACGCTCACGATCTCGTCGTAGGGCATCTCTTCCTCGACTCCCATGGAGTCGTCGTCGTCGTACCAGGGCCTCACGATCATCCCGTCGCCCTCGGCGCGGATGATGAAGTAGTCACCCATGCGCTCCTGCTCGGCGCGGACGATGGGGTCGTCCAGGTCGTCGTCCAGGCCCCGCAGGTAGGTGATGCGCACTACGCTGCGACCGGCGAACAGTCGTCCGAAGAGATCTTCCAGGGGCATCTCAGTGACGTCGATGGTCATGTGGTGGTCGGTGGTCAGGTACATGTTGCTCGTGCTCCTCAGGTTGTGGTTGGTGATGTGGGGTGGGGAGCGTTTAAACCCTGCTCCCCGAAGGGTCATTACCTAACGCCCGTGGCGCTCCATCATCTTGGTGATGACCTGGCGGGTGACGCTCTCCTCGTCCTGGTCCTCGCTGATCTCGCCGCGCAATGCCAGGGCCTCGACGGTGCGCTTCTTCCCGATGATGGCGAACAGGTCCTCATCGAAGGTGTCAGCAGCCAGCAGCGAGACGACCTCGGTGTGGTCGGCGTTCTGACCGGGGCGGTGGATCCGGGCCTCGGCCTGGTCAGCCTCCATCGGGGTCCAGCCCTGCTCCACCATCAGCAGCGTGTCCGCAGCCGTCATGGTGATGCCCTCACGGGCGGCAGCCAGGGAGCAGACCGCGACCTGGACCTCGCCCTTCTGGAAGCGATCCACCGGGCCACCCTCGTCGGTGGCACCCTTGCCGGTGTTGATGTGGACGGTCTTGATGCCCTTCTCCTCCAGGTGCTCCACCAGTCCGTGCTGAACGCTCTTGTGGGTGGCGAAGATGACCAGTTGCGCGTCGGGGCGGGAGGCGAGGAAGTCGTCCACCCAGGCGATGGCCTCGTTGATCTTGGCCTCGCCAGCCAGGCGCTTGAGGGTGCCCATGCGCACCAGCACCTCGGCGCGGTAGTAGCCCTCCAGCGCGTCCTCGCCGCCGTGCTCCACCAGGAAGCGGACCATGTCCTCCTCGGCCTGGCGGTACTTGCGCAGGTCGCCGTTCAGGTTCAGTTCGATCGTGTCACGACGCAGCGCGGGGAGGTCGGTCAGCACCTGGCTCTTCTCGCGGCGGATGTAGCAGGTCGCGCGGAGGGCGTCGTTCAGGACGGGCATGCGGTTGAGGTCGGCGACCCACTTCTGAGCGGCCTCGTCGTAGCGCATGAACGTGTAGCGGAACGCCTTCTTCAGGTTCTTGGGGTCGCGGGGGTCGCCGTAGATCTTGCCGCCCGCAGCGCGGATGACGTCCACCAGGCGGTCGGTGACGTACAGCGCGGACATGAGGTCTTCCGGGTTGCCGTTGGAGATCTGGGTGCCGCTCAGCATGATGCGCATTCTTGGTGCTCCTCGTGGTTGTGGTTGGTGGTCGGGTGCGGTTGGGGGCTGAAGCGTACGACAGATCCGGGGGGCTCGCAAGCCCTTCTCCATGATCTCTTGCGATCTCTTGCAGGTCGTTTAAACGGCCTGGGAAAACGCGCTGAGAGGCGTTCTGCGGGCTTGCAGCCGGGGGAGGGTGGGAGCGTGCCCTGCCCTCCCCCAGCGGCCCCTCAGGGCCTAGCCCATCTGCTCTGCGAGCATCTCCACGGCCTGGGCGCGGATGCTGGCGCGCTTGCCGTCCATCAGGGTGCCGTGCTTGATGCGGTGGCACTCGTCCACGATCAGCGAACCCTTCGCGTCACCCTTCCAGTCGATGATGGCCGGGACCCACTCGGCGATGCTGGCGTCGGAGATGACGACGACGTCCACGTCAGCGGGGATCATCCACGGGGTAGCACCCTCGGCCACCATGATGTTGCGACCGGGGACGATCTTGTTCCACTCGCGCTTCCAGTTGCCGCGCACCACCGGGGGGCACACGACGACGGCGGGGAACTCACCGCTCATCTCGACGGCACCGATGGCCTGGGCGGTCTTGCCGACGCCCATCTCGTCGCCCAGCAGCACGTCGCCCAGGTCCACCATCTGGCGGATGCCAGCGTTCTGGTAGCCGAAGAACGTCCACTCATCCGACTGCCCGTCCAGGACGACCTGCTCGGCGTCGTCAGCGGAGGACATCGCGCGGTTGCGCTCCATCTCGTCCTCACGTGCCTTGTCCACGTCGGCGCGGGCGTCCAGGGCCATCTTGACCTCGGCCTGACCGTCGAAGTGGTACTCCACCATGAACTCCAGGGTGGAGGGGCGCAGGGGCAGCACGTTG